TACGACAACGCTGAGATTCTATTCTGAGGATCGGTTAGCGGCACACCCCATCCCCCTTAAACGTACTCGGCTCGTGTGAACGTCACGCCATTATCCGATGTGGCAGCAGTCGCGATATCCGCTCCGTCAGCATCATTGCGCACCGTCTGCACGGAAGCAGTCTGCAGCAGCTTGTTCCGACTCAGGATATACATCCACCCCATCATGTCCGCCACAGTAGCCGTAGCTGCCGGCACAGCAGCCAGCTCTGTCTGAGTTGTCACTGTGAGTGCCTGGATCGCGTTTCCAGCCCCCTCGACCACTTCGTACACAGAACTCGAATCCGGGTCCGTAACCCAGTCAGGCGTCACCGTGGCCGTGTCTGTCGAGCCCGTGTAGTCGGAGATCATCCGCGACTGACCGGAACCCGTTCCGCTTGTGATCTTCACCACGTTCCAGTTCAGCTCGTCATCCGCGAAGGACGAGGCTGCAGCCAGAACGATTGTGCTCGACGTGCCGCTCTGAGCAGTACCGGATGCCAACGCCGTCAGACCGCCTGCGCCACCACCCACATCGTCAGCCGTTTTCGTGGTCAGGGCATCAGCATTGTCCCAGAACGTCTCGAAGTTGGCAGCGATGTTATCCGCCGTCGTTTCCGCGATCGTGTTGTCCAGAAATCCCTGCACCAGACTGTCAACCGCACCGCCCGCCGTGATCACCAGGGAACTGAAGTTAGACGGCAGGTCAGCCGGAACCAGCGCGTCGTAGTCTGTCAACGCCGTATCAGCCTCAGCGTTCACCTCAGCCTTCATCGCTGTCGACATGCCACCCAGATCAGTTAATCCGGCACCAGCCGTTCCGATCTGCGTCTGGATGTCCTCAGTGTCCGCCTGAATGCCGTCCAACTCAGCCTGCAAGGTCGTGCCGGTGTCGACTTCGATTGCGTCGATGCTTGCTTGCGTCGCAGAAAGGAGATTCACTCCATCGGCGCCCGTGATGATATCCAGATCATTCTGAGCCGTCGTGAGCGCTGCCGCTGTCGCCAATGTCGCCAGCGTCGTCGGGTAGTCATCAGCCTGGAGTTCGTTCGTGTCGGATTCGATGGCGTCAACGCTCGCTTGTGTCGCCGCCAGCAGGTCAACACGTCCGAACGGAAGCAATTCGTATGTATTCGTTCCAACCGCCTGAGTGGTCGCTGGTTCGAATGTAAGTGTGTCAGTTGAAGCCGTGAATCCAGTAATCAGCCTGGTCTGTCCGCTGACGGTCCCGGACGTGAACTTGATTAACCCACCCTTCCAGTAATCGTCGTCAGTTTCAGTGCGAGCCGCATCAACCATTGTGGTCGTCGAACCTGAATCAGCCGTACCCGTCGTCGCGCCGTGCGCAGGTATCGCTGTCAGCCCGGCACCCGCAGTACCGATTTGAGTTTGAATGTCTTCGGTATCTGCTTGAATGCCATCCAGTTCAGCCTGGAGGGTGGTCGACGTGTCTGTCTCGATCGCGTCAATACTGGCCTGTGTCGCAGACAGAAGATTCACGCCATCAGCACCAGTTAGAATGTCCAAGTCGTTCTGGGCCGTTGTAATTGTCGCAGGAATAGTCGTGCCCGTGTCAACCAGAATCGCGTCAACCACAGTATCAATCGCAACGAATCCCGCCGCGCCATTCGCCAGCGCGAACGTGTCACCCGTCTGCACTGTGTGCCCCGTCAGTGTCGTCACCGTGTCGCACAACTGGATGTCGGTCCCGGACAGGTCCAGTGAGGTCGTCGGGTTCGCGACGTTGCCCCAGTCAATGCCGACATTGCCACCAGATGTGACGTCAACATGGAAATCCTGCTTCGTCGAGGGTTTCAGGCTCTTCTCAGCGAGGATGTAAACCTTGTCCGTTGCCTGATACGTGAAGCCGCCCGGGTCTTCCAGCAAAGTCACTGTCTTCGTAGAACCCGTGTAGTCATCAACCACTCCCACAGTTTTCTGCACGGCAGTGCTGGCATCTTCAATAACGATAGTGCAGCCGTTATAAGCGTCGTCATCGGCCGATGCGGACGTCAGTGTGAAACTTGTCTGCGACGAATAGGTGGCAATCGTCGTGTCGGCCAGTAACAGCCGGTCACTGCCGCCAGCACCTGTGATCCACGCAGCATCACCCCGATCCCGTATGGCTTCCAGTGAATCCGTCGCCGTGCTGAACGTCGCCCCTGCGATGTCCGCAAGGTTGTCTCCTACCGTAGCGCCCGCACCGAGGTCGGTCAGCGTGCCCAATTTCGGCTGCATATCGGCCGTGTCGACTAGAATGGCGTCCACGACTGTGTCGATCGCCACAAAACCTGCAGCGCCATTTGCTAATGCGAAGGTGTCGCCCGTTTGTGCCGTGTGCCCGGTCAACGTAGTGACCGTATCGCAAAGCTGAATGTCAGTCCCTGACAGGTCCAACGCTGTCGTCGGGTTTGCAACGTTGCCCCAATCAATTCCGACATTTCCACCCGACGAGACGTCAACGTGATAGTCCTGGACGGTCGTCGGCTTGAGCGATGACTCGGCGAGGATATAGATTTTGTCCGTGGCCGCCATCGTGAAAACGCCGGGGTCTTCAAGCAAGGTGATCGTCTTGGTCGATCCGGCGTAGTCATCAACGATTCCTCTCGCCTTTTGAGCGGCCGTAGACGCATCCTGGATCACGATTGTGCAGCCGTTGTACGCGTCGTCGTCTGTTGATCCAGCCGTCAATGTGAACGAGGTTTGGGATGCGAGGGTGGCAATTGTCGTATCTGCCATCAGAAGTCGGTCACTACCGCCAGCTCCTGTTGTCCATGCAGAATCACCTCGGTCGCGTAACGCTTCCTGCGAATCGGTGGCCGAACTGAATGTCGCACCCGCCATATCCGCCAGGTTGTCACCAACCGTGGCGCCGGCGCCCAGATCAGTGATCGTGCCCAGTTTTGGCTGCATGTCAGCAGTGTCAACGAGGATCGTATCCACAACTGTGTCAATCGCTGCGAATCCAGTCGCCCCGTTGGCGAGAGCAAACGTATCTCCAGTCTGCGCTGTGTGGCCGGTCAGTGTCGTAACTGTGTCACACAACTGAATATCGGTCGCGGACAAATCGAGTGCCGTCGTCGGATTTTCGACATTGGCCCAGTCGATCCCAATGTTTCCTGATGCTGTCAGGTTGAGGGTCTGGGGGATCTTTGTGTCGTTCAACGAGTTCGTGTCCGTCTCGATCGCATCAATCGATGCCTGGGTCGCCGTCAGCAGGTTGACCTGTCCGGCCGGATGCAACTCGTACGTGTGGACAGTGACTGCCTGGGTCGTGGCTGGGGCGAACGTAATCGTATCCGTGCTCGCCACGAAGTCCGTGATCAGCCTGGACTGGCCATTCAGGTTGCCCGATGTGAACTTGATGATCCCGCCGTTCCAGTAGTCGTTATCCGCTTCGGTGCGGGCTGAGTCGACCATCGTCGTAGTCGTGCCGCTATCCGCCGTGCCGGTGATCAATGAACCACCGCTCTGATTATTGCGGATCGCCTCAAGAGAGTCCGTGGATGTGCTGAATGTCGCACCCGCCATATCCGCCAGGTTGTTACCAACCGTAGCACCGGCGCCGAGGTCGGTGAACGTCCCCAGTTTGCCATCTATGTTCAGCAGGTCGGTAGCTATGTTGGTGTCATTAGGCGTACCCAGAATTGTAAATATCGAGTCCAGACTGTTTACGGTCAACACGTTAAGGTTATCGAACCACGCTTCAAAGTTGGTCGCTAAATTACCCGCCGTACTTTCAATCATTGTCGTGTTCAGGACACCCTGCACCAGACTATCAACAGCTCCGCCTCCACTGATTACCGTTGAACTGAAGTTCGCCGGCAGGTCAGCAGCAACAACAGCAGGCCCGACATCGTAAAGATATGCCGTCACATCAACGTCTGTGTCCGCCGCGTTCGGTGACTTCAGCTTGACAAGAACAACCGTGTTCGCCGGAACTATAAACGACTGACTTTGCAGACTTACCCGGACGGCTGTCCCAACCGACTGATACTCCACACCCCCATTGATCGTGTTTCCGTCAACACTGATTTCAATCTCAAATACACCACCTGTGCCATCGAGGTCTTTGGTCCCGTCACCCAATTGGATTGACGCCTGACACAATCTCGCTGCCGACGCGTCCGGAGTATCAGTCAACACCGTGACTTGAGACGTCAGATCACGATCCGCGTTCTCTGTGTCCAGTTGTTCGATGGCTGCCATCCGTGCATCCTCTTATTACAGCAGCGGGTCATTGCTTTTACGACGAAGCCTGTCGATCTCTTTCCACAGTTTCATCAGGTCGTCCGCTTCCGGTGAATCCTCAATCCCCAGGTGCGTCGCGATCATCACCAGTGCACGGGCTATGAGGTTCCGCTGTTTCCATGACGGTGCCAGTTTCTCGATATCCCTGCTGGCTTTCAGCCGCTTCCGCTCCACATTACTCAGTGTTTCCTGCGACCTCATCCACGCTTCATGGTCATAGTCAGCCATCGCTGCGTCGAGATCGTCCTGTGACACATCCGGGCAGTACAACCTACCATTCTCCACATACGCCGTACCATGCTCCCCAGACGATTGGTTACACTGCTCCATTATGAATACCACATCCATGTTCGGCAAAACTGGGATACTGGCTGTCATTGATTACTTCTCCATCACCCAGAACCTAGGCTGCAGATTGGCTGTCGTGCCAGAAATTGTCTTGTCTGATCCAGTCTCGTGGTATGTGCCAACCTGAAAATCGTCACCATCAGATACAGCCACCTCGACACCGGCCGTTATGGAAATGTCATCGCCGCCAGTGTCAATGCGATCGCTTATCCTGACGTCAGTTGCCCCATTGATAGTAATACGACCAAGATATCGCTCTCCGGCTGTGTAGCTGGTGTAGAGCATGAAAAAACCCATTACCCAGATACCATCCCTTCGTGCGGTAATCTTGAATGTGGATGTGTCTCCAAGACCTCCCTCGTCAGATTCACTGGCGTTGAACTCCACCTGATTCCAAGCACCACTCGTAATTCCTGTCTGGTCCGCAGTTCTACGCAAAAGACAGGAGTGCGAAATCCTCCCGTCATGTATCACGTGCCAGTCAGTGCCATTGTAGACCAAATCCATGCTGTCATTTGTGATGAACAGCTTGAACGATGTGGCTGATCCTTCTCTAAGGTTGATATCATTGCTTGTTCCTGTAACTGTGATCTCATAGCCGCCAGTGATACTGTCAGCAGAGACAGATACGACGTCGTTCACAGTCGGTGCGGTCGGGAGCGTCAATGTCCAGTTCGCACTCGTGGCGGTCGCGATGACATGCTCAAACGGCTTCGCGGTGTACGCCCCAGACTTTGACTGGAACACAACGGGCACATGGTTGAATCGGTCAGGAAACATCCACCTCTCCTTTCAGCCTCAATCCCCGTTCATCCAGGACTGCCCGCAACGACGCACTACGAGTAAACACGACACCAGCGTCTGTACTGGACGCATCGACCGCCTTAGCCGCATCACCCAGCGCCTTCACCTTCCGTCTGCGGTGAGTCTCCCGCTCCGCCTCAGTCGTGGCATTCTTTTCCAGAAGCTCATGCAGCTCGACTTCCAGCTTGACCGCCTGCATGTCCTCAACACTGCGAGTCAGCCTCGGAATTCGATAAGCGTGCCTCGCCCTGAAGAACTCATGAGCCTCCTCAGCCGTCATCAGGTGGCACGTGCTCCATCGCTCATCCGCTTCCTTCGCAAACTCTTCCGGAACGAGCAGCATTCCCCACTGCATTCCGAGCTCTGAATCCTCTGTCGCCTGGCGATGACCACTGACGCTGTCGTAGATCCACGGGCTGAACTGATCGATGTACTGAGACCAGTCCAGTCCAGACTGACTCACAATGCGCAGACGATTGAACTCCGGGTACAGCGCTCCGTGCGGTCCCAGATTGATCTGCACCTTCAATGGTACGACTTCGATCGCCATCTCAGTCCTCGATCAAGCACATTTCCAGATCGACCGCTGCGGTGTCGGCAATGGCGTACGGCGCTGTCGCAGTCGCTGCAAATCGAAACCTGCAATCCTCCCCAGCGTTCAGCCGGACAAGGTCAGCAACGCCAATCCCCGGTCGAATCTCAACAAAGTTCGTCGAGTCGAGATTCCGGAAATACACCATCCCGGGAGTCGTCACGTCTCCGAAGTCCAACTGTTCCTCACTGGTGGCGATATTCTGGATGATCCGAGTGAACGCAGTCCCGGAGACCGCCACCTTCACCGGAGGAGCGGAGATCGTGAACGCGACCCCACTCTTCTCGTAGTGCATGACTGTTTCAGTGGTTACCGTCATCGCTGGACTCCTTCAGCTGGTTTACGGCTTGAATCAACTCGATCAGCTCGACTCCGTCCACGAAATGACGGCAGGGTCTCTCAAAATCAGCCCACACCCGAAACCCGGACTCCTTAGCCCTCTCACAGAACGCCATATCGTTCCCGGCCCTCACACGCCCCCTGCCATCGAGTTTACGGGTAAAAGCGCCTGACTGCATCATCGGATGCTCAAACACCCTGCGAGCCATCAGAACGCAACCAGTCCCCACAGCGTCCACTTCCTGCAATCCATCCTGCGGCTGGAACTCGTTGTAGCCCTGTTCTTCGAAGTTCCTCTTGTACGCATTCATGTACCACGGACGTTCGCCGTTGTTCGTGTTGTGATACACGGGCGTCGGGAATCCAACAACGTCTAAATCGTCCTGCACTCGGTCCAGGGGGTTGCCTAGAGGCGGATTATCACTGTCCATCGTCAGCCAGAAATCGTCCCCGTTGTCCATGAAATCCACGATGCAGTGATGCAGATTATTCTCGAACGGGCGGTGAGTCGGCGCATCCATCCGGACCGTGAACCGAGAATCCTGCAACAGTGCGATCGTCGCGAACATGACGTGCTTGTGCACCCAGCCGTCACCGTTGGGGAGCGTGATGTAGACGCGAGGCTTCATGCCGTCTCCAGATTCACGATCTGAGGCGTCCTCGCCTCTTCCTCGACGATGCTGGTCTTCTCCTCGTGCGTCACAATCACCATCGCTACACGGGCGTCTGTGACCACCACAGGGGCTGATTCGTCAGTCATCTCGATAGACATCACGCTGTCTCCAACGGAGCCACCTGGTACTGTCTGGAGTCTTCCTGATCGATTGAGGATGGCGCCTCGTGAGTTTCCATGACCTGCGCCAATCGGGAATCCGTCTCAGAAACAAACGCCCTGCCCCTGAATGTGTCCGGGTCACGAGGAGCGAGCCGCCCCTCCCAGTTCAATGAACAGATACCACGGATCGTTCCGATACCCGTCGACACACTGGAAAGCACGGTAGTCGACCAGACACCTGACACTCTCGCCATCTTCGACAATGACAGGTGACCGCCGATCAGTCCATCGGTCCCATCGAAACTGCATGACTGCGGCCTGATCAACAGCGTCACGGTACATCGTAGACTCTGACGAACAGTGTCCGTGAAACTACCGCTCATCACATATAGGTCGGGCGCCCCACCCGTCATGGACCGAGAAATCAGAGTCGTTCGTCGCTGCTCCGCATCACGCACCGCCGAGATTCCAGACCACTGTAAACCAGACGCTGGCACGCCGGCTGACTGCCGAATGATCGAGCTGAATCGACCTGACAACTTAAATACTCGACCTCTTGCCGAGCCACGCGCCGTGATCAGGAAGGTGTCCCTCCCGTCCCAGTCGATATCACGAATCTCCTTGCGGCCCGCCCCGAATCCAGCGCCTTCGCGACCATCCAGCTGATGATTCATCACAGAGCAGTCGAGGGAGTCGCGCACAGTCGAGCTAAAGATACCGCTCGTGAAGACGATCTTCCCGTCACCGAGAGAACCAGCGTCCCCATTGCAGTACACCGTATGAACGCCGTCCGTCGAGATCCCCGACGGCTCACTCACCAGTGATGCTGCAGACGTCTTAATGGTGGACGTGAAGTCGCCGGACTGGCGGTACAGCTTCGTAGTGCTCTGGGCACACCAAAGAACATCCGCCATCGCTCATTCCCTTAGGAGAGCGTGCATCCGTCTGCCACGATGACTCGCCATTCGAGGTTGTCATCTCCGTCTTCAACGCTTTCGAGCTTCAGCAACTCACCGATGGCAGCGAACGTACAGATCGTGTCTCCGCTGGAGTTGATCGCGCTGTCGGCGGTCACCGTCGCGTCCCCACCATCCGTCTTCATCGACAGCGTCAACTGCTGCCCAACGAATGCCGGATCAGCCAGTGCCCGAGACTCCGCTGCAGCCGTGACAATCTGGCAATGCGAGGAGAATCGGGTGTCCGTCTTGATCGTCCCAGAAGCACCGGGATCAGCGAGGATGTTTCCGGCAGCGTCCGCGAACCTGTGGTTGTACGTGTGGGGTGAACCCATGACGTGTCCTTATCGAATGTTGGCGTTAAGACTGCCGGTCGCACCTGTGACAGCCAGGAGTGTAATCACAAGCGCCTCGTTTTTTGAACCCCCTGACAATCCACGCTTGAACGTGAACTGCCCGACATTGTTCACAGCGTCAAACTGTCGCTTCCAGATAACCGTCCCGCCAGCACTGACGATGAGGGTTCCTGCACCCTGAGTAGGGTCGTCATAGGACGCATCCATCTCATCAATCACCCACTCGTGATCTTCATCAGCGGCAACCGTAATCACGGCAGCCGTGCTGACCGCAGGATTGTGCGTGTACGCTGTGGACTCGGCATCAAGTGATTTTTGAGTTCTCATCAGTCGTAGTACGCCCCCTCGTAAGGAGTTGCATAAACGCTCATGTCGCGACCGCGACCGTCCCATTCACCACGATCGAGGTTGTCGTGATTGATGCCCAGAGTTTCGGGCGCCTGAGCCTGTTGGTCAAGCTCGATTGATGCACCCAGTCTCTGAGCATACAGATCCCGGTACTGAGTTGGTGCTGCAATCGCCAGACAAGCCGCAAGAATCGCCTCTGCGTGCTCGCGTCCACCCAGAGGGGTTTGTGTCGTCACCAGGGTCGTCCCAGCCAGTCGAGCCCGGTAGTGAATCTCGTACACAGCATTGGCGCGGGGGAAGAACTCAATCCGTCGCGTGGTCCCGCTCGTACCCCCCAGTGGAGAGTGCGAAGCTACCCGTGGAGTCCCTGATGAGGTCGACGAGAATGTGTGCCGGTATCGCTGCAGATCCCGCTGCGACATGATCTCAACCTCACCCAGACCCGCACTGGACGATCGGTAGTGCATCGGCCCCTCGATCGACTCAACGTCTGAATCCAGCGAGTAGAACTGCCGCACGATGCTGTAGGTCGTACCTGCTGCCGCTGTGGCGCTCAGGTCCGTCAGGGTGAGTTGAGTGCCGCTGTCACGGGTATCGACCGTGTAGACGGTCCCTGAGAGGTCCAGCTCGCCGTCTGCGGCCCATGTCGGCCACGTCCCACTCGCCAGAGTCACCACACCAGCGGCAATCGTGACTGTCCCGGTAGAATAGGCTGCTGAGGTCGTGAAGGTCTTCTGTTCCAGCAGGAACGACCAGCGATGGTGCCGGTGCTGCGAGTTCCCGGTCAGGGACGGCTTGAGGAACTCCTGATAGCCCCGATTGAGCCATGACTTCACCCGCTGCAGGTCATCATTCGACCATGCCCCCGGATTCGGACCCATCTTCATCGCAGCGCCGATCTCCTGCTGCAGCCAGTCAACCGTTCCGAACGTAGGCTCAGTCGCCAGCCAGGTCGACGCCTCAGTCGCTTCAGCCCGCTTGTCAACCGCGCGAGAAGCCGCAAGCCGTTGCAGGAACACCTGATACGCCTGTCCGTATTTATCTGAACCCTCAGCCAGAATCGCCCGACAGCTCGACAGGAGAGTGTCCGCGTGCGCTCTTCCCCCATAAGGGTAGTTTGCGGTGGGAGTCAGCGACTTGGGCACAACTGTGTACCGGTACGTCACGGTCCCCGCTGCATCTGCGTCAGGAGTCGGATAGACCACCATCTCATGCTGCTGCTCTGCCGCCCCTGTCGTCGCCTTAGCCCGGATACAGTACACGAACGGGTCGTCAGTCGTGTCTTTGGTCGACTGCAGGGAGCGAATCTCAGCGTCGGTAATCTTCGTGAGTGACCGCCGAGTATCCGCCGTCGCGAACGAGACAATCCCCTCTAAATCACCAAAGTCGTTCGGCAACGTGTAGGTGTGAGTCGACGCCACCAGAGTCAGGGTTGAGGTCGGGCACAGAAAGCTCCACTTGTTCGGCGGCTTCTCTGCAGCACCGTCCGCAATCGGCATTGGAGGCGGCGAATAGAACTGCTGACACCCCCTCTGAATGACATCATCGACTCGGCGCTCGGCTGGACGGGACCATGAGTCGTAGTCTGCACCAAACCCCAGTTCATCCCCTAGAACCCGCTGCAACCACTGGTACGTTCCATAGGTCGGCTCGGTCGCCGGCCACGACTGGTCTTCCGGTTCCTCAACCCGCTCATCGACCGACCGTGATGCAGCCAGTCGCTGGAGAAACACATCGTACGCCCGAGAGAACGCTTCCTGGCCTTCAGCCATGATGGCCCGACACGAAGCCATGATCGTCTCTGCGTGGGCACGCCCTCCGTAGGGGTACTCAGCAGCAGTCGTCAGAACCGCCGGCACAATGGTGTACCGGTAAGTGACCGTTCCCGCCGACTGCGCATCCGGGGTCGGGTAGACAATGATTTCCTTCGTCTGCTCAGCCGTCGAGTCGGTCGTCTTCGCCCGAACGCAGTAGACCGAAGGATCACCCGACTTACTGTTGGTCGACTGCTTGCTTCGAATCTCGCCTTCAGTCACTTTTGCCAGTGATCGCCGAGTATCTCCCACCGCGAACGACACTGGCCCACTCATATCGCTGAAGTCTGCCGGAAGCGTGTACGTCGTCGTCCCATCCACCAGGGTGACAGTGGCTGTCGGGCACAGGAACGACCACTTGATCGGCGGAGAGAACCCTTCCTTTGTTGGCATCGGAGGCGGGAAATAGAACGCCTGCAATCCACGCTGGATTGCGTAGTCAATATGCCGTTCTTCCTCGTGAGACCAGGTTGCCGAGTCCCACCCGTACCCCGCTCTGTTTCCCAGACCTCGCTGGAGCCATTGATAGGTTCCGTACGTTGGAGTCGTGTCTGGTGACGCAGCAGAATCCGCCTTGTCGACTTCCCGGTCCACCTCGACTGATGCGGCCAGTCGTTGCATGAAGACCCCGAACGACTGCTGGTACTGCTGGTCGTCTTCGTGGAGCTTCGCCAGGCAACTCGCCAGAATCGTGTCAGCGTGAGTAATCCCACCGTACGGATAGTTCGCAACCGTCGTCAGAAGCCGAGGCTCGACGCTGTACCGATACGTCACCTCAAACGCTGCGTTCGGGATCGGGTAGACCACCATCTCCCTCTGTTGAGTCGCGGTCGACTCAGTCTTCCTTGCCCTCACCGCATAGTTCCGAGGCGCCGCTGTCGTCGTGCCATCCACAGACAACTGAGACCGGATACTGTCCTCAGTCACCTTAGTCAGCGACCGCTTCCCACTGGATTCGACGTACGACACCTCACCGCTCATCGCCCGGAAGTCGGACGGCAATGTGTACTCGAATTCCGAAGCAATGAAGTTCAGTTTCGCCGTCGGGCGCAGGAAGGACCATTTGTGACCGGCAGCCTGCTGTCCCTCACCACCCGGTAGCGGCGGAGGCGTGTAGAACTGCTGAAGACCGCGTTGAATCACATCGTCAACGTGCCGCTCCTCTGCGTGGTCCCAGGTGTTGAAGTCGGCTCCGTACCCTGCCGCTTTTCCAATCCCTCGCTGAAGCCATTGGTACGTTCCGTAGGTCGGATCGGTGACCGGGAAGGACATTGCCTGTTCCCGATCCCGAATCCCTTTGTCGATTGCGATGGAAGCCGCCAGCCGCTCCTGATAGGCGTTCTCCCACTTCGTCTCCGCTGGCCCATCGACCCCGATCTTGCTGTACCGCTCTGCCTCCGCCATACACGCGGCAACGATAGTCTCTGAGTGGTGCTGTCCTCCGAACAGGAATGTGTTACTGGCCGCAGCATCGACCTGGACGTTGTACGAGTAGGTCAGAACGTAAGAGGCGTCCGGGATCGGGTAGAACAGGATTTCGGTTCGCTGACCTGCTGACGTCGTCGGAACCGTGTCCTTCACCCGGGTCGCGGCGTAATCCGGGCGTCCGTTCGCCGTACCTTCACTTGCTTTCTTCTGCAACAACTGCTGCATCGAGATCAGGACAATCTTCGTCCCGGCTCCCTCGGATGAGATCACCAGGTCGTTGTTCAGATACCCCATGCACGTATCGGGCAGATTGTACTCCTGAGTCCCCGACGCCATCGTGATGGTCGCTGTGGGATGCAGGAACGTCCAATCGTAGGCGCCCTCCTCTGTCACCGGGTTCAGGAATCTCCTCAACCCGGCATTAAGGAACAGGTCGACCCGTTCCAGTTCCTCGCTGTCCGCGTCATTGATGCCGAACCCATACCCGAGCATCATCGATACTCGTGCGCGAACGTCATCCCGCGTCAGTGACAGAGTGGACTCAGCCATTTCATGCCCTCATAACATCGACAGGAGAGACTTTTCGGATCTCCCCGGCGATTGAGACTTCGAGAGAGTCATCTTCCAGTAGCTTCAGAAACGTCGCATCCATCACTGGAGCATTCGGCTCAGCAACGTGCAGCTTAGTCCCCCTTTTGGTTCCCGCCCACTCCTGTCGTAATCGGGCATCCACGGGATCCTCTGCCGGCGGCTCATCTTCTTCCGGCTCAGCTTCGGGAGCAACATCTGCTACAGCCTCCGGAGCAGTCTCCTCAGGCTCAGCGGCGGGTTCTTCCACAACAGCCTGCGTTTCCGGCTGCTCCTCAGGAGTATCAGCGTCGATCGCAGCCTGCTCAGTGCGAGCAGTCATTTCAGACTCCGTCTCGACCTCAACTGCTCTAACCTGCCGCGCCAGTTCCGGGTCTCCGAAACAGTGCACAACCACGTCGTCCTCGAATGGCTCCTGACAGCAATGAGAGAACGTCCCGTGGTAGCGAGTATCCCCGCTCGCCCAGTACACAGCCGTGCCTTTCGCCACTGCCTGAAACCGGTTCGGAATAATCTCCGGCACATGAATCGCATCACACTGCAACACGATCATCAGCAGCGTATCGGACGGCATTGGACCGCCCTGAATCCGCTCCCACCCGACACGAGCCTTCTCGTACAGATGCACCACTTCCTGCGGTAACTGCTGTGAATGGCACAGCTTCTCCAACACAACCCGATCAGCCCCTTGCATTTCCATTTTGCTCTCCTGACAGACTTACGAAAAAAGACGTCCACGGCAGAGCATAGCCGTGGACGCCTTAGAACTCGAAAGAAAAGAGGATCACCCCCTCTCCGGGTTACTCAGCACGCAGTTGAACTGCCGCAGCCCACCAGTCGATGTGCACGATCGGATCGGTCGTGCCGTTCGACTGACACACCAGGCTCGGCGCCATCTCCACCAGCGGGAAACCTGCCGTCAGTTGCGTCGCGTTCTTCACGCCATCGACCCAGATTTCAATCCTGGATCGATTAACGACCTTGAATCCCAACTTGACCCACGTGTCGTCCGCAAACGTATGCACGCTGGTCTGCGACGTTCGCGTGCCAGCCACTTCAGCGTGGAAATCAATAACCGTCGCGGAGTCCGAGGTGATCTCGAACCCAAGATGGTTGGCAGACGAATTGGCGCCACTGGCAATGAGCGTAGTGTCGATCTCAGACAACCCGAGAAAGAACTCCGGAGGCGTCGCCACATCAGCCAGCTTGACCCTCGCTTCGAACGCCAGGATCTGAGCCGTCCCCGTCAGGAACGCCTCGCCAGCCGACCCGCCAGTCTGGACGGTGATGCCCTGCGTGTCGGTCGTGGAATTTGAATCCGCCAGCGCCACGCCGCCCTCAGCATCATCCAGGGCGAATGTACCCGCCGTGGCCTGAGTTGCGGTGTACCGTCCGGTCAGCAGGTCCATGAAGTCATCATAGAACCCGTATCCCCGCGAGAAGCCTGCCGGGCCTCCCGTGAAGATTTCGCGGACATCAATCTTCTCCCACATCTTGCTGGACAGGCCACGCCCGTCCTGCTCTCCGTGGTACTGGGTAACAATACTCATGATTGTTGCTCCGAAAAGGAGTGAATTGTCAGGAAACAAACAGCCGTGGTCTCAGGACAACTCAGACCAGGTAGGCGCGGAAATTCGCTCGACGGTTCTGGAAGTACAGGTTGCACTCCCCGTCGATGTGCATGTCGCGGGTGTTGTGTGCCAGCGGGTTCGGCTTCGCCTTGTGACGACGCATCTCCCGGCCACGCTTGAAGAAGAACTTCGCCGTGTTCCAGTTGATCCCGTACAGGGGACTCGTGGAGTCGTAGGCGTCGTTCCCTGAGTGCGTCAGGACTGGAACCCAATCCACGGGAACGCCCTGGAACATCGGACGTCCGCTCGGACTCTTTTCCAGCCCGGCGAGGTCCGTCAGGTTGTCATTGCGGCTGTTGAGGAACCGACCAAGCTGTTCCACAACATTGTAGACCGTGTAGAAGCCCCACTGCGGTTGTCCGCCACCCAGTTCCGGGAACTTATGAGGCGGGGTGAAGTTGCAGAACGAGGTCGCTTTTCGCCACTTGGCAAACAGGTCGTCGTCCGTGTACTTGCTCCACGTGAAGGTGTAGTTCTTCCACCGCGCATAGGTGGCACCGAGAAGGTTTCCGGCGCCCGAAGAGAAGCCCGACGGGTCGCCGCCGTTGAAGCCTTCGGTCGCGTTCGACTGCAACCAGAGCGGAACTCCAGAGATGGGCATCGGGTCCTGGCTGTCACTCGAAGGCGCAGTCCAGAAGTGATTCTCCATCTGGTCGAACATCTCATTGAAACAGGAGTGCTCGCGAGCCAGCACCAGTTCAATGATCTGGGTCGTGTCGTCGCCCTGAAACTCATCCTCGTTGATGTCATACGACCAGTTGGTCGTCCACATCGCCCAATCCTGCTGGGCTGTCTTCATGATGTTGGTCACACCGGTCTGGTCTCGACTGAAGAGACCCGTGAACCGGAAGTTCCCCTGGTTGTCGACCTGGACGCGCCATTTCTGACGCAGTCCGCCGGCCACCGGGGTCTTCTTCTGCCGCATGAACCGCTCAGCAACGATGTGATGCTGATTGTCCAGCGAGATGTCGACCCACTTTTTCTTCTGATTCCGATCGATGGTGGTTTCAACCAGGTCATCGATCTCCTGTGGAAGCAAAGTCGCCATGTCTGGCATTCCCTTGTTCTGGGGCCAGACATGACGTCAAAGAATCAGGTCTGGCCGTGCTCGTTTCTCATTTGCCTGTGCATCTTGTGGATGACAGGATCGTCCAGCGGGTCTCCGGTCCATTTCTCGTCCGGGCCTGCCTGTTTCTGGGTCGCAGGTCGATGCGACACCTTCCTGGACTGTGCCTGGACCGCTCGTGTCTTCGCCTGGGTCGCCTGTTCCATCTCCTGCTGCCCGAACAGATCGAACTCAGCCTGCCGCACAAGTTCCTTCAGGGGCACGTCTCTCAATCCGGAAGCCTGCATCTCTTCCACTCGAAACAGCACCCACTCAAAGTTCTTGTTCTGTTCTCCTGTATTGAGGTTTAAGTCGACGCCTCCGAACCTGTCCGTGTGACCGAGGTCGTCGACCTGGGACTCGATCAGCTTCTGGTTCTCCACCCGTGCAGCTTCCTGCCGCTGCTGACCTTCCTGGTGCTGCTGCTGGAGATACCACTGCATGCCATGAATTTGCTCATCACGACGCGCGAGTTCCGCCGCATGAGCAGCTTCCCCCTTGTTCAGCGCTTCGATCAGCTCAGGTTCGTAACCATGCTCAGCGAGGTGGTCGAAAGTCTTCGGGACTTCAGCGCTCGGATCAGGTTCCGGTGCAGGCTGCTGCTGTTGTTGAGGCGCAGGCTGCTGGTCTGGCTGAGGCTGGTTCCGGGGATCACTCGTGTGCGGAAACTTGGAGCGACCGATAGCGGACAGCGTCTGCGACAAGGATCTTGCCGACTGTCCCTCTATCTCTCCGTCACGCACTCCGTAGTGTTTTGCCAGGCGGATTAGCTCATCGCTCGGCTTATCATCGGCGACCTGGGCGGTTTCTTCCTCACCCGGCTCGTCAGCTGGTTCGTCGCTTTTCGCCTCCTCGGCAACCGGTTCTGGCTCTGGTTCGGGCTCAGGTTCCGGTGCCGGAGTTGGTTCCGGCTCTTTCGCAGCTGGCTCAGAATCTACGTCTCCCACTCCCATTGAGTCAAGAGTAGCTACGAACTCGTCATGCCGACTGCTCGGGCCTGAGTCGATTGTCGTCGCCTCTGCCCCCCCTCCCTCTCCAGCATCTGGTGCCCGGAACACGTAGTCCGCTAATCGCATCTTCCTGAACAACATCGCGTCCTCCTATCTCGTTTTCTTTCGGTCCAGTATCTCCTTGACCGCCGGATCCCGGGCGATCACTTCAGCCTGCGCACGAATCATCTTCTTCGTCTCTTTCTCCGACCGTGGATTCTTCGCTCGCGCCGCTGCCTGCTCAGTCTGGCCCTTGTACTCACCAGCCCCCGCGTTGCTCATGTCCGCCAGCCCGCGAGCTTTGAGGTAATCCTGCTTGTTCGCCTCACTGAAGGTCTTGATTGACCCATCAGGCTGAACCTCGACCCCCACGAGCCCCTGTTCCTGAATCCACTGGGCGTGCTCTTTGGCCTGCGCCGGACTCACAGCCGCTGCCATCGAGGTGTGCCCGGTGGCGTTGTATGGCGCATGCCCACCAGGAGCCTGTCGACCGTCAATCACCCCCTGAATCCCCCGACCTCGACTGGCATACGCCATTCTGTCCGCCTCGGTCGCCTTCTCACCCCTGATAATCAGCGTGTACGCCATTACTGCGCTCCCTGAGGTTGTCCTGCCTGCAGTGCCTGGACGGTCTGGACTCGCTGTGCGGCCGGTCCGCCCATTGTGGAGATATTCTCCCTGATTGAATGGTTTGGACCGCTGGAGCCGCCTCCGGGAGCCGGAGGTCCACCCTGCTGCATTGCGGGATCGGGGATATTCACCTCGATCAGCTCGGCAATACGGGGCTGATTGCTCAAATCTGCCAGTTCCTGAGCAAATAGCGGCACATTTATCTGAATTCCCTGCGGAGCGAGGATTGCGTTCGCGTTCGCCACGTTCGCAATCATCTCAATCGCGCTGGTCATCTCCTGAGCGACCGTTGCTGGAGATTTGTACTGCATCGAGTACGGAGCGACCGTCAGGTGGTACTGGAGCAGATCGCCCTCGCGCTGATCCGCCGTCCAGTGCACCTCGACCGGATCCTGGAGCCCCGTCACCGTGAACTGCGAGTTGACTTCCCTCTCCTCGTCGACCCACACGAAGTGACCCAGACTCCGCACATCCCGCTCTACGAACTGTACAACCTTATGCCTCATCCCCTCTTCCATCCCACTGAGCTGCTCCTGAATAATCCCTTCCTGAGTCGCCGTCTTTGCCTGAGGCCCCAATCCTGCCTTACCTTCCAGATTTCCCGCAGACCGGTTGTGGATCCCTTCCAGAATCTGAGTGAACGCCAGATTCACCTGATTCGGGCCGTCCAGCTCGACCGAGTTGAAGTTGTCAGTGTTGTTGACCTTGATCCATTCCCCGTCCTGGGCGTCTCTCAGGGCGATCGCGTCTTTCCCGTCCCCTGAGAACATATGTGCTCTCTTCTGGCCCCGTGCCTGCCTCGCCAGCTTCCTCAAAAGCGAGTTGTAGAGCTTGTGCATCGCTTCCAGGTCTTCTGCCGGTGATTTACCCCGCACGTTGTCTGGGACGGCTCCAAACTGCAGTTTGTTGTACGGACCACTCTCTGGACCGTCGTACTCGTCCTGCCACAGCACTTTGTGACCTGAGGTGATCAGCATCGCCCGATTTTCGAACGGGAGCCACACGTCAGCCACTCGGACCATCGGCTCTACGTTGTCATCGCCGATCCCGGAATCCTGAGCAGACAGCTCGCTGGTTCTCGACTCGCCGCCCTCAAACAGGGTATTCGTCCAGCGTGAGGTGTTCTGGAGGGCATCCTTGTCCGCTTTGGACAATCGGTCGTCTTTCTCAAGAACGCTCCGTGGAACGCTGTACTCGTCCCAGAAGTACCGACATCTCTGCCAGGCACTCGCCGTGTGATCGAAACCGAAGTCGTCCGGGCTGATCCGCATCGTCATCGGTTCGCCGGGATCCAGCCAGATTGTCTGAGCCATCCCCTGCTGCTGCTGGCGGTACTCTTCCCAGGCCGAGTCATCAGCGAACGGACCAGGCTCGGTCGGGAGTTCCGGGTTGTCGTACTCCCGCTCACCAGCTGGAGAAATGAACGTCTTGGAAATCCCCATCCCGAAGAACGCATCCAGAACGATCGACGACAGCGTGTGCGTGTAGTTGATTTCCAGAAGCAGCTGATTCAGGGTTGCCTGAAACTTCTTTGAGAACGGCTTCAGTTCCCGCATCGAGGTTGAGATCAGCACCTGCGGGTCGTTGGCAACCAGACTGGTCAGGTACGCATCGACCGTCAGTGCCATGAGGTTCGACATTGTGGTGTTTCGAACCGTCCCCTCACCCCACCCGGATCCGCAATACTGCTTGATCAGGTCGTGCCGGCGATCCCGGAACCCCCGGTGGTTGCGCCACGAACTCTCCATCGCGTTAAACAATCGCGACGAACCCTTTTTGGTCGAGAGAGAGATCATGTGAACTCCAGGTCATCGATTGCGGCGGCCAGTTCTCTATCCTGCTGTTTCAGCCTGTACCCCACCGTCCCATAACCCGGCTCCTGCTTCGGTGCCGACTCGGGAACGTGAGGCTGTTCTCGCATTCCAAGATAGCAGCAACCAAACGCGATGGCGACATCTCCATGCAGCAACCCCTTGTCTGACCCAAACTCCGAAGTGTTGCTCCGGACATGCTTTACCTTCCCGTTGGAGGTCCATTCGTACTCCATCAACTCGGAGATGATCCGCTCCGACCGGATGAAGACCTGCCTCTGCTTCGAAGCCGACAGAGCCACACTGAGAATGTTGACCGGACCTGCAGAGGGCATCACGTAACCCAGTTTATCCGTCCGTCTGTCGTACCCGATCGCATCGACCGTTCGCCGGTAGATGTTCGAATACCCAATCTCGGCGTGTCGCTTGAGCCACTGCTGACCGGGGCCTCCATTCACTTCAGGAACGATCATCGCATTCCCGAACAGGATGCACACCGCGATACACAGGTCGCACCAGTCGTCCGGGAGAATGTCCCCGGTCGCGTATTCGAAGACCTGCCCGCCGGTTCGCTTATTCAATCCCACAAGCGCCGAATCGCTCGACATTACCCCTGCTGAGATATCCGTCCCAAACACGTAGTCGTCAATCGGCGGCTCACCATCCACGAGCGGACACCACAGTTTCACCGGGCCTTTAGGAACGTGCATCCACGAGATTGTGCGATCTTCCGGATCAACCGCGATCCGACCTTCCCACCACGGCTCCCGCAGTTGCTCCTCCCGGATAATCTTGATCGCCGTCTCATCACAGAACCGCTCACCACTCCCCAGGAAGTCCAGATTCAGTTCCTGGGCAATCTCCAGCGGCGACTCCGACCGTTCCACCTGTCGGTCGTACCACGGACTTCGCGCTAGTGGTCCGGTGAAGCACAGCTGATCGAAGTCGTAATCTTCCTTCCAGTCGTAGGTCTCGGGATCCAGATCGACCCTTTGGTCCCCGATCATCTTGTAAAGGCCCGCGCTCTTATCCGGATGCTCCGTCCAGTGAATCCAGATAGTGTGAGTCGCAGGGTTTCTCACCTTCCGGAAGAACGCCTCTCCCGTCCCATGCCTTCCGAACGGGGTTGAGTTGAAGAATCGGCTGTTCGAGACGTCCCGGGTGGACGCGAGAATCTTGGACATCCCCTGCATCTTCGCGGCTTCGTCCAGCAGGATCGCGGTACGGCGGTCACCGGTCGCCATATTGTCGACGGTCGCCTCACCATCGAACTTGCTTTCCGTATCCAGGTTCTCGCAGTGCTTCCTGGACGCCACCCGGTTCATTCTGGGAGTCAGCCACCACGGGAGAGTCTTCCACCAGGAGTCCAGCTTCTTGAACAGGGCTTTCTCAGAATCACCCTCGACCAGCTCCGCTTTCTCAGACGCGAGCAGGAACTGCTGCTGGTTCCGGAAATGCCAGCGGTGTTCAAGCGCCATCAGGCACATCCACGAGGCACCCATGTCCCGGGATTTGACGATGCACACGTCCCGCTTACCGATGGACTCAGACAGGTCTACGAGCGCTCTGTCCTGGAACGGATACGTGATGAATGGGCGCATCGGCTCATCAGGAAATTCCTTGGGATTGAGCGCAAATCCCATGCAGTTGATGTAGAACAGAATGTCCCGGCTGCACATAGTCCAGAGATCCTGGCGCAGCTCAGCCGAGGAATCCGCCAGCTCCAGAACCTGACGCCGGAACTTCAGATTCCCAATGAGATCCTTGGGCACCAGATGCTCATAGAACCACGACGTCAGCCCTGTCGGGATCTCCGACTCTCGGTTCGCCGCGAGAGCTTCCTCAATCAGTATCCGGCTTTCTGGCATACCACCCCAGCTCCAGAAGAGTTGTGAGCACGGCGGCCGAATCAGCCGCCACCAATCGCTTGATCTCGCCCTTGATATCAGCCTCAGCGCCACGCACCAGGCGATCGATTACGGCGAACTTCTGCCGCAGGTCGTCAGTCCGGATGGCGTCGTCTTCTGAATCATCCTTGGATTTCTTGTCGAAATACTTCAGCGCGGCGTCCATAAACTTCGCGCGGTTACCCCGACAGAACTGAAGCATCCCCCACGCACCCACACTTGGCGCGTCAGCCGGCTCAATCTTCTTGTTCTCGAACTGGTTGTACGCCCACTCAAAATCCCGAGAGAAGTCCGCCTCACCCACTTCCTGACCCAGTTCCTCAATCTGAGCGGCAATTCGAGCCTCTTCCTTCGACTCCTTCTCGTTCTCAGCCTCCGCCTCGGCCCGCGCCTTTCTTTCCGCCTCCGCCTCGGCTTCTTCCTGTTCCCGCCTGGCCGCTTCCTGAGCCGCCTTAGCTGCTTCTCGCTCCTCTTTGGCTTTCTCCCGGTCCTCTGCGATTTTCTCCTTCGCTGCCAGCTTCTTATTCTTCTCCGCCTGCTCTTTTTCCTGCTTCTCCTTGAACTCGTCCCGTAACTCCTCCACAGCTTTCACCAGCATGTCCGATAACTCTTTCGCTTCCGGGTCGCCAGGTGGCGGATAGAACCGCAGCGCCAATCGGAATGCGTCGTCGATCAGATAGCGGCGGCCGTCGTACTGGCCCCGCCTGAACGTCTTCTGCAGGTGTCGGAATTGTTCCAGCTCGCCGGACTTTTCCAGGCGATTACAGGCGTCGACTTTTCTCTCGATTTCCGGATCCCACGGTCCCTTCTGTTTGGGTGCCGCCTTTTTCTTTGCCATTCCTTTCATCTCCCCCTGATGAGTCGTTGACTTCCGAATTGTTCAATGTAACAGTTTCCAACTGGCAGGGGGCGGCTGATCCCCGGCAGCGTCTCCAAATGGCACCACGCTGCTTCCCCCTGCCCTTTTTGGTGCTCACTCTGGTGCGAGGAAAACAGAATGCCTGAATCAGCCCTTGTGTATGCGCGCTATTCCCCACGTCCCAAACAGAAGCGTTTGAAGATGGAAGACGGGGAGACGATCGAACATCAGTTCTCTGTCTGCAAAAAATACTGCGAGATGAGGAACCTGACTGTCTATGGATTCCTGTCCGATGAAGGCGAGAGTGCTCGGAAGACCCCGTTGTTCGACAGACCCAACGGTGGCAGGCTCCAGCACCCCCCATCCGAAGTGAAGCACATTATCGCTGCCAAGCTCGACCGGTTCTTCCGGGATACCGTCAATGGGATCCAGATGCTGAAGTTCTGGTCCGACAAAGGCATCACCGTCCACTTCGCTGACCAGGGCGGTTGTTCATTCAACGTCGAGACCGCTACTGGCCGGCTCCTGATGCGAACCCTGCTGTCGTTCGGGGAATTCGAGGCAGATAACTCATCCGAGCGCACATCGGCCGTCATGAAGCATCGTCAGGCGAATGGCGAGGTCATGTCCAAGCGATTGCCGTTTGGAAGGATGCTCGACCCCAACGACCCACATCGGACCGTCTGTTGTGACCGCGAGGTGAATATCATCCGTGAGGTCAGGAAACTCCGAGACGACGGTCTGACTCTACGGAAAATCGTCGACATCATGGGACACATCCCACTCCGGGACGCTGGCTGGTCCCCGGAACGAGTCAACATTCTCCTTAAATCAGAATGCGTGTAGCCTCTCAGGGTGGCGTGGTGAGGCGATGGCAGTGAGTTAGAGCAATAGCTCGATTCAGTCCGCCGGTCAGGTCTGGCAACTCCCCTTTTACTTTCCAGGGATACGAGTCGCTTCCATTCGAGACTGACAATCACGATCGGCAATGTCGGTTCCCTCGACAGCTGAGCGCCATATTTTCACAGGAGCTTCTCATGGGACGCACCGAAGACCCGAAAGAGAAGAGGGACGCAGATTCACGGAACGCCTTCTGTCGGTCGTACACTCTCATGCACCATGTTCAGGAGCAGTGGGATGACGAACGGCTGGCGCAGGCACTGAAGCTGATGAAGGAAGTGTTCGACGAGATTGTCCCCGACCCGCACGTTGCTAACCCAAAGGGTCGCTGGACAGCACCATCACGCTGAAAGGGCGAATCATGGCAGGGAGAGAGAACTCGCCGATCAACCCGACGGCGATTCTTCGGTTGATGACACACCCAATCAGCGCGGGCCAGATCGCAGCCAGGCTGGGTCGGTCGTCGAGTTCGATAACGCACGTCATCAACACTCATCTGCTCGACCAGGTGGAGTGTGAGAAGCGGCTGGGGAAGCTGAACCGGTTGCCTGTTATGCACTACTGGCGAAAGGAGTCGTGATGCGATTAGTGATCCGATGGCTGATTCGACGTGATATGGCTGAAGTTCTGCAGGTCGAGAACTCCTGCTTCGAGTTCCCGTGGTGCGAGGATGACTTCCTTGGGTATCTGTGGCAGAGAAACTGCATCGGCATGGTCGTCGAGCATGAGAATGCGATTGTGGGGTTCTTCCTGTACGAGCTAAAGGTGGACCACCCGATAGTTCACACCATCGCCGTGTCGCCATCTTGGCAAGGTCAGGGCGTGGGCAGGGCAATCGTCGAGAAGCTGATTGAAAAGATCTCAAAGCAGCGCAGGACGCACATGAAGGCACGGGTGCGGGAGACCAACCTGGACGCGCAGTTGTTTCTGCGGGCAACAGGGTGGCGAGCAGTGGGGGTCGATCGGTCACCGTACGACGAGTCAGACGAGGACGGCTACCGGTTCGAATATTGGCTGGAGTGGCCGAAACCACTGGACGACATGGAAGACAAGTTTGTCGAGGATGCGGCTGATTCTGCTTACAGAGGTAACCAAGCCTGACAGCGTATCGGGTGTCGGGTCCGGTCGGCTCAGGTCGATTTGCCAGGACGTTTCGAACCACACCCGGTGCGCTGGCTTTTACGAGGGGGAGAACGATGAAGTACGGCTGGTGCCGTTGAGTGTTGAGCCTGCTGTGCAACTACTAAAAGGGGGAGCGAAACATGGCGCGTGAATCCAAACAGGAGGAGTTGGAGCCGGTTCTGGACTGCACGGACGAAGGTGATTGCCAATGTCCCGAGTGTGAGTCTGCCCGTGTCTGCAATCTGCGTGTCGCTCTGATTCGCTGTGTGCGTGACGGCGAGATGAACCTGAAGATGCGGCAGGAAGCGATCGCTGTGGTCACACACACGTATGGGACCGACAAATGGTTGGAAGGGTGGAACATTAATCCAGACGAGGGGGAGTGACGATGATGCCGACGGACCAATACACAGCGGTGCGTCATTTGTTGAGCGTAGGCTGGCAGGTGTATTCGATGGAGTTTGAGGGTGGGACTGTCTGCTCTCTGGTGAAGTCGGTGCGACAGGGGCACTACGTTCGAGTCAGGCAGGAGTCGCTGGCGATCGAGGACTTCGACGAACTGCATTCCACGGGACTCATCGAGCACACATCGACCATTGGTCCGGATGACGCGCAGGTGTTGGTGTGGTCTGCCACAGAGCCCGATTTGACCGGGTAGAAATGAGGGGGAGATGAAGATGCTACTAGACGATTTGCGGAAAGCGTACCGTGCCTGCGACGATCCATTGTTTGACAAGTGTGAGGCGAGATTGCGTGAGATACTAGAGTGCGCC